CCCACCCACACAACCCCCAGACTCGTCCCCCCCCCGCCATACCAAGTGGTACAACGGGTGGTACAACAATCACCTCAGAGACTCGTAAAAACCCCTCTCATTGAAGATCTCCTTGACCCGAATCGCCCTCGAAATGGCCTGATCGATGGGCGACTGGCTCTTCAGATAGTAGTAGTTCAAGACTGAATAAGGAGTGTTCAGCCTATCGATTCGCCCCTCACACTGCTCCATGACCTTCCAAGAGTAGTTCTGAGAGAAGAATATCATCGTATCACAAGTGGTACAGTTCCAAGCTTCTGCACCAGCCGTGTACTGCACAAGATACACCCATCGCTCACCCTCAGGCAAGGGTTCATGCTTGTGTCCATTGTACTCAGCGATCGGTACTCCGAGAATATCCCCCAACGACCTCAGCATGAAGAGCTCATAGTCAAAATTATAGAAGACGATGACCCTAGGATGCTGCTCACACAGCTCCCTCACCGCCACAAGTCTCACAGGATCCTCATTCGTCACCCTTCTCAAGACATGACAGAGGCCGCCTGCGTTCTTGATGGGCTCTTCCTTGTACGGATCGAAGCGGTACTTCTGGATCGTACGATATGGCTTCTCCTCGTAGGATACCGGGACGTCCGTCCGCTTCTTAACCGTCTTCTTGACAAAAGGCATGTCAACGAGGACCTTCTTACGAAGCCGCAACAGCTTCCCTTGCCCAAGATATCTCTCAAGACGAGGATAGCCCGCCCTGTAGTTGAACTGGCAGTGCTCCCTCTCGAACTGGGTGCGGTTCTTGAAGAAGCCATTGGCGATAAATACCGGACAGTAGTCCATCCAGTTATCGCCAGGGGTGCCAGACAGCATGATCCACTCATTGTTGCGAGCCATCTTGACGAATGTCTTGGCCCATTTGCCGTTGCCGATAGCCCTCTGCTCGTCGAATATGATGAAGGAGTCACGGACGTTGCTGTAGTTACTGATGTTGTTCCACGAATCGACCGTTGCGTAGTCCGTCAGCCCATACATCGAGACATCCCCCTGCCAATCAAGATCATCCCTCTTGCGAGCAGTGGTGATTATATATAACCTGGGTCCTTCGGCAAGCCGCCTCGGAAGATCGGCCGGATGCCGCACCCCCAGCACTCTCTCAACGTAGTACTGGAGGGCGACAACCGACTTCCCCGAGCCCGGCTTACCGGTCAATATGCACCCATTCCTCAGGTTCTTCACAGCTTCGACCTGATGGGGCCACAGATCAACCGGTCCCAAGGCTCACTCCCTCTTGATCTGGATGCAGACGAGGGGGGCGGACATGCTCATGGATTCGATCGGAAGCTCTTCGAATATGATCTCGTCTTCGTTGACGTCACGAATGGACACGGCGGGTCCGCCCTCCTTTAGAAAAGTCCAGATATCGAAGAGACCCTCCTTCCCGTAGAGAACCTCACCCCCATTGATGACTGTCAGACGGATCTTCTCTGCGGGTATCATGATGCCTCCTCGGCCCGAATGGTGACGTATGGCGCTTTAGTGGACATGACTTTGATCGGGAGGTCTTCGAATATGTACTCCTCGGTGATGGTGTTCTGAATGGTCACTAGGGTTTTGCCATTCTTATTGCCGGTCCAGATATCGAAGCAGCCTGGTTCCTGGTAGATGGTCTTGTCTCCCTGAAAGATGATCAGGATAATGAATTCTCTCGATGGCATGTCAGTTTTCCTTCCTTTCAATATCGTACAATGACGGCCGCATCCAAATGGTTGTCAGATGGTTGACGTCGTCCTTCTGCTCCCACTCGCGAGCCGAGAAGGTCATGATTCCTCCGTCAACTAACCGGAAATACCAGATAGTCCAACCGGTCTCGTCGTACTCTGCCCAGCGTTCGCTGAACTCGGCCCTCCGAATGTCATTCCCGTACTCCCAGATCAGGATATACGGATCATGCCCGTCGTTGTGCGGGCTCCTGTACTCACTCACCACAGAACTCCTTGGTAGATGGTTTCCCACTTGCGTCGTTTGGCATCCCACGCCCTCCTCATCGAGTCGCTGTGAGACTCCAGGAAGAGATTTGAGAGCCTGTTATCAGTCCGGTCACCGTTCAGATGGGCGACCCGCTGTAAGGGCTCCAGAGGGCCGTTGAAGGCCTCCCAGACCATCTTCTGGACATACTTCGTCCGTCTAATCCCACGATCCCACAGGGTAACCTGGACATACCCGTTAGCCCTGAGGCAAGGTGTAAGGATTTGACCAGTCGAGATACGCCGAACCCTACCGAGATCACTGACCTCAATATCGTCGACAGTGCTGTCTTTAAATGTCTCAGTAGGAGCCGATTCGGCAGTTCTGGGGGATTCCACTCTCCCTCTCTCCTTTCACTCCGTCGACCATGTGGATATAGTACTCGACTGGCATGTATTCCTTTCCGTCCTCCTCGATGATGGGCTTGTACTTCGGTCCGTCCTCCTTATCACCCTTGGGCGGAAAGTAAGGGTACTCGTCACTCAGATATAGGTTGTCCAGGGCGCAGTTCCACACGTTGCCGTCTTTGTGGCAGAGATAATGCGAGTTGACCTTCTCTCCCATGAACGTCTCCCAGACGGTGAAAGCAACCGGGAAGGTTCGGCTCTCCCCGTCGACACGGACCGAGAACATGAGGTTGGTCCTGCTCGGGGGCATCATAGGCTTGATCCGATGCAGGGTAGTCATGTTGATCAACTCGCCGCCCTTACTGATGGCAAAGCCCGGCCAGCGATCCAGAGGCGTGAATTCCTCGTTCAAGTCCTTCAGATATAGGTTCTCCAAGGAGCAGTTCCATGGATCATCATCCTTGTACCGCACCTCATGCATGAATGGAATCTCGCCGTGGAAATGGGTCCAGATGATCTTGCTGAGGAGCTGAACCCGGTAGCGATGTCCTTTGTAAAAACGGATCTGTGGAAGACCATACCGGGACGTCCGGATGGGTATAAGCTTGCCTGAGCGCTTCCCGTAGACAGTTCCGTCCTCTCGGATATCGTAGATGTTCGGGTCGGGCATTGGGTCAGCGGTTGCCATTAGTAGCCTCCTCCACGAGACGGTATGCAGAAATCATGTCATCAGCTACTCCGAGTAGCCCCTCCCTATGCCAGGCGATCCAGTGTTCGCCGTGTCGCTCTACAGTATACGCTTTCATGCCCAGTCCTCCTTGACAACTACGGCATCCTCAGTCCACTCCTCGCAGATGAATTGGTCGATGGGGAGATATGTGAGGGTGTCATCCAGCTCGACGATGACCAGAGCAGCCCGGGGATCCTCGTCTCCGATGTCTCCATTACAACATAAATCCTTGATCTTACGCTGGGCAACTTTACCATCGAGCGTCTTTAAAACCAGCTTCATCGGTGCCTCCTACACAAGTACAATACAGAAAAAATGAGGATCAGTTCTTGTAGCGAGCGGTGATTACTTGATTTTCGTCGTCGACCTCGAACTCGCGGATGTATCCTGAGAGACGAACGCGGTAACCATTATCTTTCAAAATCTCGAGGCTTCCATCTTCTGTCCAACGTATCTTTCCTCTGACGCTCCAGTTCTCGATGTAATCTACGTTAGATTTGACATTGATGATCCACGTGTCAGTGCGCGCTTCAACACGCTCATACTCGTCTGGTTCCGGTTCGATAGGGTCGTCTTCCTTAACCAGAGGGAGTTCCAAGATAATCAGAGAGTCGTCTCCGACGATGTCGAATGTACAGTCATCGGTACTGGCCTGGACCTCATGGACACCAAGTTCGTTATTGATATCGACCTGTACGATCCACTCGGTGAACCCGGGCTTGTCGACTTTGGCTGTGGCGACGATGTCGAAGTCGTAGCTACGGCCCTCATTAGTGTGAAAATAAAGCTTCTTGAGCATGCGTTCGTTCCTTCTAGTGGGTATGGGGGCCCCAGGTCTCCCCAGGGCCCCCGCGGATATGGATGTCAGTGCAGGATCGGCTCGTAGAGGCCCCAGAGCTGACCCTCAGTCATGAGGTCAAACTTGTTGTCGCTACGACGGATAATCCACTTGCCGACGGCTCCTGTGTGAAGGTGGGCCTTGATCTCCTCGTCGCTGGCGGCCCAGTTGCGGACCAGACGGAGATTGTCATCCGTAATCTTGACCGCCTCGCAGACGCTACGGCGAGGGTTGAAGAGCTTGACCTCGAGCGGCATCAGAACGGAACCTCCTCGGTGTCGGCGTCCTCGGCGTACATAGCCTCAAGCTCGTCCTCAACGATGGTGAAGAAGCCCTTGTCGAGATATGCCGAGCAGAACTCCACTCCAGCTTGAGTGCGTCCGTGGTAGGGGCGGAGAGCAATATCGGCCCGCTCTAGGTCTGCGAAATCGAGGGCGCCGACTGTCTGCTCGTTCAGGAGCGTACGAGTACGTCCGATGATCGAGACGATCTTGGGAGGGCGGCCTCCGAAGTTGACCTTCACCTTGATATAGGGAAGGGGCTCCTCCGTGTCGTCCCGAGGCTTCAGGGTCTTGATGTTGAACCCTTCGGTCCGGAAGTCGTCGACGGCATCGTCCGGGAGGATAACGCAGAAGGTGCGCGCCGTGTTTCCGAATCGGTCCTTCTCGCCAGCGAAGTTGCGGAAGAGAAGTCGGGCGTTCTTGATAGTGTAAGTGTTGACGGCCATGTCGTGTTCCTTTCTATGGGGTAGTAGTCTTGAGATAGAACCTGGTCGACGAAATAAGGAGGCGAATAAAGATCGTAGTTCATGGCCTCCTCTCTAGGCGGATGATGCCGTGGTCGTGGAGGCGCATGAGGAGCCACCGGGCGTCCCACTCTTCTATGAGAATATCGTAGAGCCTCTTGACCCAATCCTCCTGCGAAGGATTCAGTAGGTCGCCGAGCTCTTCTTGAAGGAGGTCTACCTTGCAGATGAACGACCAGAGCTCACTGTCCGTGGTCTTCACGATCATCGACGGAAGAGACGACAGAAATGACTCGATGGCTACTTGGCTACCATGAATAAGGCGGACCGTCGCAAGCTCTGAGAGCTCGGGGGCCTTGTCACTCATCAGAGACCCCCTCAATGGAGTTGATTCCGACAATAAGCCCCGCCTCCACAAGGCAGCGCACGAGGTCCCGGTCGTCCAGCTCAGTGCGACAGATATCGAGGAGGTTCTGGACTGTCTGGCGACGGTAGTGCCCATAGCTGCTTCGGTCACAGCACTCGAGCTTGTCGATGAGCTCTTTGATCTCGTCGTCCTTCAGGTTCGCCACCTCGTCCCGAAGGTAGGCGGTGTAGCCGACAAGGATATCATTAGCGGTCTGTCCGCCATCGTAAACAGAAGAGAGCATTGGTTCGTTCCTTTCTCGAGAAACCTAGAACCCGGGTTGGGTTCTAGGTGTGAGTCTGTTCAGTTGGTCTTGAATGTGTCGCAGATGTTCTTAGCCATGGCGAGCATGTCCTCTTTCGTTGCCGAGAGGTGGTGCTGGTCGCAGTAGTCGCGTGTCGCGTAGTAGGCGAACGTAGCTATGGCGAAGCCAACACCCATCTCAGCAAGGTTGGTGAGGACGTACTGGCGGGCGAGGGAGGGGCAGGACATGGCAGTACCTTTCTGGAGGGGTCTCATTATATGCCCTGCCCTTCTCGCGATTCATGCGGCTAGGAAGGTATCGACGTCCGTATACTTCTGAATTTGCCCTCGGGCAGCGTCCACGAGTTCCCTTCCATATCGACTGTCCAGCTTAGCTCGCCAGTCGTCTCCGGCGTCTTCGTAATCAAGCCAGAGATACCCCTTGCAACCTCCGACATCGCCGTACGAAATAATCTCATTACCCTCGCTGTCCACTCGATGATTCTCTCGTACAAGTCGACCGGCCCCGGGAGTGTCTGGGTTAACAGGAATGAAGCGCCCAACTCGTCCGACGAATTTGCGGTCATTCTCGCCGAATTCAAGCAGCATTCGTGTAGTAACCGATCGTGTCTGGGCGACATCTTCGAGATCCAGAGGATCTCCGGTGAAGAGAGTCTTGTAGACAACAGGTTCTTGGAACTGCTTGCCAGTTGCGTGCCAACCTTCTTTGTCGTGTGCGATATAGACGGCGTCGTTGACGAGCAGCATACGATCGTAGGTCGCTTCGTGCTCGAATGTGTAGCCGTACTTCTTCCCAAACTCGAAGACCTCCGAAATGATGCGATCGTCGGCGTTCGGGATCTTGATCGAGTCGGTCTTGATGTGGGCAACGGTGTATCCTTTCTCCTGAACGAAATGCTTCAGGTCGACCATGAACAAAGCGCCGCGCTTGGCGACGATGTTGTCCACGTTCCGGGGGTCTCGGAGTGGGTTGTCGAATTTGGCGGCGGTGAGGCCGTACGTCGAATTCAGTGCGATCTTCAGCGCATAGGCCAGAGCGTCGAGGTTGGAGTCGTCGTCCAGATATGGAGCCAGCGCACCATTCAGGATCTTACGAGCCTCGTCGAGTTCCTTGTGCTTGATCAAGATACGAGCCTTCTTGAGCTCGCTGTACCTCTTGGTGTAGGGCCCGAACAGCTGGAGGTTCTCGATCGACGTAGGATGCATCGATGCAATATCCAACAAGGCCACGTTCTCGTGGTATCCGGGCTCGGAGGAGACGTAGCCGCCCTCGCCGACCTCCTCACCACGATATGTCGACTTGCCGTACTCGTATTTGTAGCCGGGGAACATCTCCGACAGGTCGGTGTACTGCAAATACTTCTGAGTGTCTCGCTGACCCTGGAATATGATCTGAGTGGTCAGCTTGTTGGTGCTGGAGTTGACGGGGAGACCCGCGATCGCAGCGAGGATCTGACGGGCCTCCCAATCTGCCTCCAGATGGTCCCATACCTTCTCTGTGGCGATTACGTCGTTGTCGCAATATGCGGCGACCTCTTCCCACATCTCCTCCGGCACCGGTTCGTCCCAGGGAAGACCGAGCTCCTTGTGGTGGATACCCAGTTCGATCTCCCACTTCTTGAGGGACTGCTTCTTGGCGGCGAAGTCGTAGATATCGGTGTAGGACAGGTTGTAAGCCTCTCGGAATCCCTCCTTGATGAGGTTGTTGATGATCTTGCGAGAGAGGTGATATAGCTGGATGTTCGAGTAGCCCAGGATACGACCGTAGAGGATATGGTTGTCGTACCGACGGTTGTTGAACCCGACGAGCTTCTTCTCGATAAGATCCGAAATCTCGTTCGGAGTCGGATTGATCATCCTCTGGATCTTGTTGGCTCCACGGACCTTCCAGTTCACAAGGAACAGGTTCGGAAATACCTCGACGTCGTAAATGATCGGGGTATCGTCGTCCGGCTCCTCATAGGTCTCCTCATGGTCGCTCTCCGAGGAGAACGGCATCTCCTGCACCAACTTGATGCAGTAGTCGGCCTGATGGGTGGACTTCATGGCGAACGTGAGGACCTTCTGCCTCATGTCCGACACGTCGTAGTCCATCCCAGACTCCTTGGCGTCCGTCAGCACCTTCATGATGAAATCGATGCTGGGCTTCGTCCCGGGGTGGAATTCCTTCCTCAGGTTCCGCTCTATGAGTTTCCGGATGGACTTCTCGTTCTGCATGACCTCCTGACGAATCAAGGGTTTCTCCTTGACGGGAAGATATCCGTCCTCAACCGTGGTAAGGCCCTGGTGGGCGGTGCACTTGGTGAGGCGTCGCCTGAGGGCGGATTTGCCTGAGTAGACCTTGCACTCGACTCCGGGGCGCACCAACCGTGAAAGTAAGGAAGGATCCCCCGAATATCGATAGTGGATGTGGATTCCACCCCCCGATCGGCTGAGTTCAGCATAGGAGGGAACCCACCTGCGAGCCTCTTCCAGACACTTGTCTCTGTCCTTGTCGAGGTCGATGTCGATGACGACGTCTTGCTCGGGTACGAGGACATAATGCTCCTTTCTAGTGTCCAAGTCCTTCAGTGTTGACGTGACGTCGTCCCAACGTTTCGCTGGGAGTCCGTTTTCGTTGGCGTACTGCGCCGGACGGTCCTTGTAGAGCTCGTCGAGATATGACGGTTGCTCTTTCATCTCAGTCCAGTCCGGAATCGGGCTTTCCGTCTTCTCCCCCTGGGAAAATTTGGATTTCAATAGCCCCTTGTACACCTTGCGCCGGCTGGTTCCATCGACCATGATTCGATCGTGGAACTCTTCGAAGTAATCCCGGATCTCGTCCTTGAACTTGTACATAGGATACATAGCTCCGTCCGAATATGTCTGGGAGTACTCCTTGTACATCTCGTAGATGCGCTTGAGCGCGACACCGTTCTCATCATCCAACTCGTCCTGATAGAAATCGAGGAAGTTGAAGATAGGATTGGTCTTACTCATCATGCCGATAGGCTTGTAATCGTCATAATACGACGGGCCCTTGGACTTGTAGAGTTCCATGCAGTGTTTGACGATGGACCCTCGCTCGTCCTCGAGTTGAGACATGATCTTTTTGTACCGACGAATATCGAGCTTTCGACCGGAAGGTTCTACGTCGATGAGGCGCCTAGTCAGTCCGCTCTTCGAGTCGGTGATGCGTACCGGCAAGTTGGTACCCAGGAACAACATCGCCTCGGACTTGAATGTATATAGGGATTTCCCCTTCTCATTCATGACCATAGGTTCGTGAGACACAAGACTGTTCAGGCGGCTGTTGTCCTTGATTCGGGCGAGGTTGCCGTCGTGCTGAATAGCTACTCGAGGGTTCGACTTGAACGGCTCGAGGGCGAATTGGTCGCTGGGGCGCCCAAGGGCTGCCGCATCGAACTGCGCGATATGACCATCCAGTAGTCTCGAGATGAGATTCAAGACGGTCGACTTGCCCGATCCAGCAGATCCGTAGAGCACGAAGAACTTCTGGATCCAGGTAGAGTCCCCCGTGAATACGGATCCGATGGCCCACTCGAGTTTCTCCCTCTCGTCCGGATCGTAGAGGGTGCTCATGAGCTCCTCGTAGGCAGGGCACGGATCGTCACTTAAAGAATATGAGAGTGTTCTGGTTGCGTAGTCCTCCCTCCTAGGAGTCTGATTAGCGAACAGTATCCGGCTATCAAGGGGCTGATGGACGTCGGGAAGTTTAGACATCCACGCCTTGTAATCGGCATATGTCTTGGAGTCGTAGTCCCCCAGATACCGTGGCCAGACGGACCCGTCGACTCTCTTCGAGGCCTCTTGGAATCGACGGGTGACGTCGGCGTCCACGATACACGTCAGGTCGTACTCATCAGTACTCCAGAAATGCGTCTCGGGGTTATACACGGCGTAGAAGGACTTCCCACGAACCATGAGATCCTTGAATCGGTGCACACGCCAGGCCGGCCGTACCTCGGTGGTGCCCGACTTCAGGGCTCGCTCCTTGATCTCGTAGAAATCCATTTGACTCCTTATATGTCGTAGTTCTCCGCTAGGTAGAGCTGCATTTGATACCAGAGCTCAAGGCGGTTCTGGCTCGGGAACTCCCCCGGCTCGTAGAACTCGGGAACGGACTTGAGAGGGAATATCCCACCACGTCCGTGGGAATCGTACTGACGACTCATCCATCGGTCGATAGCCTTCTCGACCTTTCGATCGAGTTTATCGTCCAGCATGACGTCGCAGTCCATGAAGTTGATTCCGAGGTTGTTTATCATCTCCCAGAAATAAGGAGCGGGGCCCTCGTCATCGTCCAGCTCAAACGCCATACGATCAGCCAGCCCGAGAAGAACCTCGAGAACGTTTGCTGGGCGCTTGAGAAATGCCGGCGGGAGCTCGCCGCCGTAGCGGTTCCGCCACTCACGGCCATCCATGTCCCTATTGCGGTCCATCATGGCGGAGTAGCGGAACTCGGTACGGTAGAGCTTCATCAGGAGGAAGTAGCTGTCAAACATGCTCGGCAGCTGACTTTCATCCTCCCCCAAGAATGAGACTAGGAAGTCGAAGTACTCGTCTTCCATCAGTGGGATCCTGAGTATGAGTCCTCAACAACCTCGAGGCGAATATCGTAGGAGAGGTTGAAGTTGCGGATCCACATGACCGTGATCTCATCTGGTCCGAGTATAAGATCGACGTCCCCGAGCCACTCGTTCTTGTTGTCGATCGTGATCATGTCCGTGTCGCACAGGACCTCGTCGTCGACGAAGTACATCAAGTTGACGCGCTCAAATCCGAATGCGCCCTCGTCGTACTCCTGCTCGGAGATGGCTCGGACGGTGTCCCCCTCCGCGACCTCCTCGTCGCCCTCTTCCTCAAAATCCTCTCCCATAATCTCGGATAGGTCATCCTCCATGGTGATGTCGAGATACTCGTCGTTGACGATATCCTCATACTCATCCATCGTCGGCTCCTTCACTTCCTCCTCCGGCTCGACCGGAGTTTCTACAGCCTTCTCCTCAGGCTCCTTCTTATCGCCCTTCAAGTCCTGCACGGCAAGAAATCCTGCCGTAAGGCCGACGACGAGCGCCGGTAGTAGTTTCACTTGCGTCCCTTTCGTTTAGTTGCTCGACCGATGGCGAAACCGACCAGGATCAGAAATGCTACCTTCATCGAATTGCCACCCTGTCAATCTGGTCGTAGATAACGCCGTCGACGTTGAAGTCGAGGACGAACTTGGTGACCTCGCGTCCGAGGACCGGGTCGTAGTCGCGGTAGTTGAATACCTCGAAGTTGCCGAACTCGACGATACCGTCGCCGTCCTCGTTGTCGTAGACCCAGCCGACCACAGAACCGGCAGATGTCGGAGGCAGGCCGAGACCCTTGTACACATCGTTCAGAAGTAGATATCCACGAGTCCGCAGGATGTCGTTAGCGTAGTTCTCCTGAGCGTGGAGGATCATGAGGCTGTAGTCCTCGTTCCCCTCCCAGGCTTTCGCGTTCTGATCGAACACGACAGCATATGGCGAGACGCCGAGCTCACGCATGAACTCCTCAGGCTTGAGCTGGAACTCACGTCCCGTCTCGTTGTAGTAGTCCATCTTCGCCTTGTCGAGGGCATTGGCGTCAGCCTCGGCGAGAATGCGCTCGGTCTCCTCCTTGCCGAAGCCCTCCTCGATGCGGTCCTTGTAGTTGCGGAAGGACTCCTCGAGGCCAGCATATGCCATGGACAGACCAGCAATCCGATGCGCAGAAATCCGATGCGCCAGGATCAGAGAAATGGCGGAGGCCGTGCCCAGGCTCAGCGGCAGGGCATAGTGCTTGACAAGATGCTTCGTCAGATTGCCCCAGGCACGGGCCTTGGCGATCTGAATATCCCGCTTCTCGAACTTCTCCTCGTCTTCGGCCGCCTTAACCGTCGACAGCTCGTTCAGGTCCTCCCAGGTGACCTCTCCGACGCTCAGCGTCTGCTTGGCTGTGAGGACTGCAGTTGCGGTGAAGCCGGCGATCCCCAGCCCCGTCAGGATGGCGGGAGCGTGCTTGGAGACGATGAGAGCGCCCTTGCCGGCTAGGCGCGAAATAACAGTAAGACTCATGATGCGAAGTACTTCCTCTCGTTAAGGCTCTTGTAGACTGCAATTACCTGACCGTCACTCATGCGGTCAACTTTGGCGACCCACGCCGCCGACCCTCCGTATGCTTGGCGTAGCTTAGCGCGCATTTGCTCGATGCTCATTTGTTGTTCCTTATGTCGTTCACGATCCCTGCGATGAGGATGGCGTTGATGACTATCAGACCTGCGAATACGACCCAGACCGGAACGGACCCTAGGCCGGCGAGGATGAGAAGCAGAATGAATACAGTGAGAAAGATAGATGTGAGACTGTAGACCGTTGTCATCTCTTCGTCGTTCATCTGACGTCCTCCGGTTTCGGTAGATCGAGAATGTATCCATTGCGGGAACGGACAGCGCGTCCGCTTCGGAGATCCCGCCATCCCCAGTTCTCGTCGGTGTACGACTGGGAAATGCCGGCCATGCCGTACAGGTCTCCCACGGTCGCCACGTCGTACTGGTCGCAGATGCTGATCAGGTGGTTCAGGACATCCTCGGCCTCACTACGGGTTGCGAATATGATGGACTCGAGATTGTGCTCCCGACGGTCCCTCTGAGTGTACGTCCGCTCGGTTGGAGTCTCACGACGCCCGTAAGTCCGATTGGAATATGAGGTGTAGGTCTTGTTGCTGCGAGAGCGCTGAGGACCGCCGTCGCCTCCGAAGAGCAGCCGGTCGATCCCGGATGTGAAGATATCGCTCACGGCGTTCTTGACGCTTGGCAGGGCAATATCCCAGAGAAGGTAGTTGGCCACCTCCTTGATGTCCTCGGCGAAGAACGCCTGAAGCGCCTGCTTGCCTAGACTGCCCTTGTCAATACGCGCCGGAGTCTTGACGACCCTTTCGACGGCAGGTTTGGTCTTCCGTGAGTTGGAGGGGAAATCGCCCCTCACGGGTACGTTATCGGTCATGTTCGCTCCTTCTGATATGCGGGGCCCCAGGTCTCCCCAGGGCCCCGCTCGGGTTTCTCAGGCCTCGATCTGGTTGAATACGTCCGGCCGCTCCTTCTTGGCCTGGTCGAGGAGCGCCTTGGGCATGACGCCGTTGAAGAACTTGATGCTCTTCTTCTCGTCCTCCAGCAGGCTCAGCACGAACTCGTCGTAGAAGATGCTGTCCTTGAAGCGGGCGAGGATCTCCGGCGACTTGCTGAATCGCTTGCCGTCAGACGACCGCTCACCGTAGGCCTTGTCAACGATGGTGCGGAAGTAGTCGAACAGCTTGAACTTGTCCTTCGTGGTCCAGTCCTCGGGCTTGCGAGACATGAACGCCTGAAGCGTGTCAGTGAACCCGCCGGGCTGCGACTGCTGCAGGTCAATCAAGTCCACCTTGTTCATGTGGAACCAGAGGGTCTCGGTGACCATGTCGCCGTCGAAGGTCTCGGCGCTGACGTTCATCTTGATCATGGATATGCCTTTCAGTCCATCGAGTTGAGAGTGGTAGCTGCGAGCGACTTGGTCTGCTTGACAATATGGTCCCACGAGGTCTTCTCGTCGAACTTGTCGCTCTTCTGGATGACGCGCTTGACTGTCTTGCCGTTCTCGGTGAGGGTAACCACCACGGCCGCCTGAAGCTCCATCGTTCGTTCCTTTCTGAAAATGAGAAACCTAGAACCCGAGTTGGGTTCTAGGGGTGAGTAGTATCAGTCGTCGGTCTCTTCGACGAGCTCAGCGTCCACGACTTCGGCGTCCGATTCGATGGCGGCGGGAGCCTCGTCATCGCTGTCGCTGGAGGAAGCAAGGGCCTTCACCAGGACGAGCGCGGCGAAACCAGCTGCGGCGGGCAGCACGTAACGCGCGCTCTTCTTGGCGACGGCACCGAGCTTGGTCCAGTTGACGGCGACGATGGGGGTCTCGTCTTCAACGGTCTCGGAGTGCTCGATAACGGCGGGAGCGGTGTTCTCGGACATGAGAGTTCCTTTCGAGTTGATGGGGTCTCATTATAGTGCGTGCAGAATTTGCGAAAGCCTATGCCCTTTGTTAGAGGGCATAGGGGGTCTAGTTGGTCTGAGGTGTCTTCATGGAGTCGATGGTTTCGGCAAGGGTCTCGGCGTACTGTCGTCCGGCCTTGTCACCGACATATGTACCAAGGACACTACTACCGACGCCGTAGATGGCGGTCAATACCACTCCGGCTGGAGGGCAGAGAGCGCCGACAACGGCACCGGCGGTGATGCTGGCGGATGTCGAGGCGACAAGGGATACGACCTTGTATCCGGTGGTCTCTTTGAAACTCATGGTCATTCCTTTCTAGATGGGTCTCGTTATATACCGTGCTCCTTTCACGAAAGCTTGAACCACTTCTCAGTGGGCTCGACGACGAAATCAACGACCACGACGGCCTTCCCGTCGTCCGAGACCTGGGCACCGTAGTGCACCTCGATCTGCCTCTGCTCATTCCATCCGAGCTGGTCGCCCAAGGAAATACCCTCGAGACCAATGCCGGCGTAGAACTCGTTAAGGCTGACACACATCTCTCGGAGGAGAGTGTAGTTGAGTTCGTTGACGACACGGTCGATCTTGTTGACGGTGGACTTGAAATAACGGCCGCTGTAGGCGTCGTAGAACAGAACGTCGCCCTCACCACAAACCACAGCTGCGTCACGAGGATATGGATCCATCTTGGACGCGGCATTCTGGGAGATCGTCTTCTCCTCCGGACCTAGGCGATCCTGGACGGAGGCGCGATAACGGTCGTACACCTGGCGCGTGCCCTCGTAAGCGAGAAGCAGGGACGACTCGCGCTTGACCGAGATGCTGTGAGCGCCGATGACGCAAGCGCCGGTGGCTAATATGGCGATGGCCGGAGGAGCGTAGATCTTGGCGTAGATCTTGATTCGCTGCTCCTTGGTGAGGCGCTTGAAGTCGTCAATATCCCACTCCTGCATCTGGCGGTCCGCATGGACGCTCAGGGCGACCGATGCTCCGAGGCCCAGCAGCGCCAGTCCGGTGAGGATATGATGCGAATTGCGTACGATGAAGTCCTGGGCAGCCTTAATGAATGCGAGGTTCACTTGCTCTCCTTCTCGATCTTGCTGAGCTCTACTCGCCAGGTCTCAACGGCGACGGGATCCCTGAGGGCATTGCGGAGCATCTGCTGGGCAACCATCGGGTCAACGTGGTCGGGGACCGTGAGTGAGACCTTCTGCGTATTGGTGATGGGATCCGGATCGTGGAATTCCAGCTCGATGTCTTCAGGGTTCATATGCGTTCCTTTCTATCGAGAAACCTAGAACCCGAGTTGGGTTCTAGGAGTGAGTGTCAGATGGGGGTCTCATTATAGGCCATGCAAAATCCGCGAAAACCTATGCCCTCTGTTAGAGGGCACGGGCGTTAGAGACTGTGGTCGATATGGGTAGGGGTGGTGAAATCCTGCTTCGAGATCTTGTAGCGAGAGAGCACCCACTTGACGATGGCGTAAATGCCAACGCAGTAGATGACAGACTTGACAAGGTTCTCGACGAGGCGGGAGATCAGCATGATCGGTCCTTTCGGTCTATGGGTCTCATTATATGCTCTGCTGATTCTGCGAAAACCTAGAACCCGTGAAGGTTCTAGGCGTGAGAGTCACTTCTTGGTAGAGTTCTGTCGGAAGATCTTCTCGATCTCGGCCCAATCTTCTTCGAGATACTTCTCTACATTGTCGGTCTCCTGGGCGGGCTGATCTGAAGCAAACTTAAGAAGGTGCCGCTGGCGGCGGACGGTCTTCTTGAGAGCCTTGATCTGCTGCGCCTGGGAGTAGACGGTGTACAGAAACATGACGAAGGAGATGAAACCGAATGCGATGAAGATGTTGGACATGATGCATTCCTTTCGTGAGGGGTCTCGTTATATACCTTGTAAAATCCGCGTTCCAATTTTCCCACCCGGGAATTTTTGGATTTCGAAAAACCTAGAACCCTTGTGGGGTCCTAGGTCTTTCGTGTCTCAGATGCGGATCTTGGCGACGAATCCGAGTGCCTTGGAGGCGACGGGGAAGATCTGCTCAGCCTTCACGATGGCGAGGATTCCGAGGATGGAGCCGGCGGCGCCCACCACAGCATCGGGGCTGGGGCAGAAACGGCGGTGTTTAGCGTCCTGAATCTGCTCAAGCTCCTTGATGCTGCGGAGAGCTTCGCGATAGGCTTCACTGTCGGGATCCATGCCGTCGATGAAAGCGTAAGCCTCTTCGAGGGCCTTCTTGGTGTTCGGCTTGTTGTCGGACATGGTATTCCTTTCAAATGAGGGGTATCATTATAGACCATGTCGATCCCGCGGATCGTCAGACCTCGGAGACCTTCAGAGTGGCCGTGTCCTTCTTGGTCATGTCCTGGGCAGGGGTCTCCAGAGCGGCGTAGACCTCCTGGTTCTTGTGGTCCACATGGAGCACGCCGTCAACCTCGGGCTCGTAGTTCTTGGCCGCGAGACCGAGCAGAGCGCCCAGGAAAGTGTCGAGAGCGGTGATGGTACCCACAACCGCCTCAGTGTGAGGGAAACCCCACAAACCCGCCAGGGCGAGATACAGGGTGGCGAGGGCAGGAAGCAGGATCTGTGCAATCCACTTCAGAGTGTTGTAGGTCTGATTCGACAGCGACATAGCGCTTGTCCTTTCTTCGGGTGTCAGGAAAATGGATCGGAAGCCGGTTCACGGCATCCATTACCTTTTCGGCAGTCCCGTTTCCGCCGAAAGTGTGGTAGGGCTGATACAGATACTTCTGTAAGTCCTCAAACTCATCGATGGTGATGTAACCACGGGACAGATATGCGGTTCCCATAGCCACGATCTGGTTGTGCGCTAGACCCAGCATCAGCTGCGTCTTGGCATCATGCCTTTCCGCACGTTTCTGGAGATACGCCCAGAGACCAGTACTGGTGAGAACGGAGCCGAATATGGTGATCACCAGCTCCACAGTATGAGACATTTAGCCTCCGATAGAAACGATTGGGCGCACCCCGTACTTCTCGGTCCACTGGGCCCAAGTGACTCGACGCTGATCGCCGTAGTACAGGCCGAAGTAGTCCTTAGAGATCTGATCCCGGAGCCAGAAGGACTCGCCCGGGGTCGGAATCGGGTTGCCAACACGGAAATACGAGAACTGACGAGAGATCGGGCCGATAGTGTGAGTGTCGCCGTTGATGCGGTTGTGCACAAGATATGAGCCGAACATCTCGAACTCAGACGGGATGGTGAGTTGTGGATACTCCCAGGTCCAGTCCTTCTCCGTGCGCTCCCAGGCATTCCCGGTGTTCTCGTAACCGTGCGGCTCCATAACAGGGAACGTCCGGAAGTCCGACATGGCGAAGACCTGGGTAAGCGTGGCGAAGCGCACCATGCCATTGGAATAGTCCCGTCGCATCTTGGAGCCGTTCCAGCCGTATTCGCACCATCCCGACTCGCCGATATTGTCGATTCCGAGGTTGCGGTCGCTCATGACCGTGATTCGGTGCTGATTCTCGCCATTCGGGTAGTCCAGCCACCGGTCGAAGTCGACGATGATCCACTTGCAGGAATTATCGTTGTACTGCCAGTAGTCGCCCAGCCACAAGCCGTCGAACGTCCCGTTTCGAATGGCAGCCTTCTGGGCGGGCGTCATGACCCGTCCCAGGTTGTTGCCCCGAGTAATGACTCGCTTGAGATTCGGGTCGTTGTTGAAGGCGTTGAGGAAATCGTTCTTGTTGTTCAGAGCGATCTGCTTGGGTTGCATGACACTCTGAGCCCACTGAGCATACTGAGCGCCAACCCTACCGCGACAGTCCGTGACTTCGAAGTCGGCATTCGTCTTGGCTCCCCTGGGGACCCGAATATAGGCGATGATGACCTCGAAGGTGTCGTTCGTCTGGGTAGGCTGCGGAACACCACCACCCGAAGTTCCCTGAATAACACGAGTACCAGCGGAACGAACGCTGGGCGTCTTGTCGACCCTGATGGTTACAGCATCGTAACGATCGCCGTCCGTAGCGCCCTCGGTAAGCGCGTAGACCTTGTTCGCGTCGTTCTCAATCCAGTGCCCCTTGAACCAGGCGCGGCCAGACTGTACGATGATCTCTCGTCCAGAGCCCTTGGCCACCTGGTAGCCTCGACCCCAGTTCTGGAATATACCGTCCGAGATGACTCCGTCGAACATTCGGCCGAAGTCATCAGCGGAGTACTTCCGGTCTCCATTGATGGAAACGAAGAATCCTGATTTCTCTGTCATGTGATGTTCAACCCCGGTTTCGACTTCTGAATATCGGACAAGGACTCGAACGTTGGATAGAAGACGTCACCCTCCGAGTCCGAGGATGTACGAATGTACTCGGTTACCCGAGCGATGTCCTGCTGCCCGAACTCGTTCTGGATCTGCACGAAATCGCCTAGGAAGAAGTCCTCGTTGTAAGTGTACATGGACTGCTGGGCAGCCTCGCCCGAGAACATCTCGATGGGCATGTGACGCCACAGTTCAGTATTGCACTGCTCGTGGATCTGGCGATAAATGGATTCGGGGTCGATCGACGCCACTCCCCACTGACCGCTCCCTTTCGAGATCATGTACCCGTTGGTGTGTTCGATCGACGGACTCTGGAAATAACCTTCTCGCAGACCAAGCCCCCTGGTACCGACGGTGACGGAGTTGTTCTGCATCGCAGAGTCTCGGTTGTCATCGAGATACTCTTTTGAGAGCTGCAACTCCAAGGGTACAGTGAATTTCACAGCGCCCGAGAATATCTTGGTTCGCGTAGACACCTTGGACTTGAAGTAGGTTGCCTTAGACAGGTTGTCATACTTCGGAGAGAATACTACCGGTGGACGCTCACCTTGATTGAATGTTCGGTTCACGCCGTTATACGTATACCCGTACCAGTAATACGGATCTTCCCCGTCATACTCGATAGCCCATCCGGACATAGTCAAATCGGTTAGATTTTGAACGAGCTTGTACCAGGAGCCTTCCATAATATATGGATCGGTATCATCATAGGCCGCATGAGAGTAATCGGCATTACGCGTCATGTTTCGGACAGTGCCGTTGGCATTAGCCCTGATGTTTCCGATGTCCATCGAAGAAACAGGACGCCCTTTACGAATCCCGGAAGGCAACTCATCGACTGAGTACCAACCAAACCCCGTGACGTGCCTCTCGTGCGATGTGTCTAGCGAATCTCTCTGCTTAAACAGAAGGTTGGTGTAATGCTTGATAACATCTTTGACCTTACCTTTGGTTCGCTCATGCATGCACAACCTGGTCCCATCCCAAATCGGATAAGGGTGCATTACACGCCGGTCCAATATGGACTCGAGACTGCGTCCGCTGACAGTCAGCAACGACTGCTTGCTGTACTCTGTGTTGAGCTCTACCTGCTCGATGATCATGAGCTTGTTCGTGCCCTTGGTGTACAGGTAGTAGTCGAGCTGATAGATCTGCAGGTTCTCCAGAGTTCCGGGAACAGTAAGCTTGAAGTCGCCGAAGCCGTGGAACCTCTCAGTCCAGATGATGGACTTGTAGTCCTCACAAATATGCTGGAGAACCATGGCCTCGTCGAAAACCGCAAGATACATGTCACACCCCCTGAAAGAGAACGTCGGTTGAGAAATATACGTCCGTGAGATTCGGATCATTCATAGCGATCTGGAACTCGTTGACACCAGGCCTCAGCTTGAGCCAATCCGAGTTACGGTCTAATGCCGCGATGAACTTGTCCTTGCGGCCTCCCCGATTTCGGATGATGGACTTGCGTCCCGTCCTAGAATTGACCGTCACAATGTCGCCACCTACGATGGGATCGACCTTGTAGTACGTCTTGTCGAGAAATGCCCCGGTGAGTTTGAATTGGTCGCCGGAGAACGTCTCGGTCACCGTGATCGGAAGCTTGGCTCCGGGACGGAAAGTGAAGACCATGGTGAACCCGGTCTCCACGTCACCCTCGTAATCGATCGTAGCAGACAATAAACCACGGTCCTTACTGAACTCCAGCGACGGAGACGGCTGGTCCATGAAGTCGAACTCGAAAGACGGGATCTCCCGGGACCATTCCAGGTTCTTGTCGATGCTAGTATCCGCGTCATGCCAGTAAGCATCCGGGCATAGGAGGGAGATGTTGATCTCCTGTTCCTTCGAGAATATATCTGCCTCAACCGTCTCGACATACCCCTCCGTCTTGACCCTGCGCTTGTCCGTGTTGATATACACAGTCATGAGCTGCTTGATCTGGAACCAGGAGTATATGCGCTGCCTGCTGGTCTCGATGTCAGGCATGGGCAACGGCGCGAGTTTGATCTTGAGGTTCCTCATTCCCGCCCTCGCGCCGTTGAATATAGCCACATCCGTAAGAGCCAGTTCAGTCGTGTTGATCGAGGCCTTCGTAGCCGACAGACCATCAACGGATTTGACAGCCACGCCCGTCCCCCAAGGATCCCTCAGAGGAAGAACGACGCGTTGCTGTCGGTACGTAAGAAACTCGATTGACTCAATCATAGCTCGTACATGGCTCCCTTCACCTGCTCGATCTGGTTACGAGTCTGGCGGTAGATTTCCGCCTCGGACAGCGCCTTCGGCGAGTTATTGTACTGGTTGAACACGAGACTTGTGCCCTGGTTGTACGTCTCGCTGGCGGCGGTGTCGTTCGACTTCACCGGAGTGCTAGTAACAACTCGTCCCGCGAGCTGTGCGGTCGCCGTCGTCGTGAGAGTGCCGGCGATCTCCTCCTTGGGGAGAATTTCGTCGAGACGACCCGCCTGCTCCTCGACCTGCGAGAGGTCCAGAACCGGCTTGATCGTCGGATCGGCGTTCTCTCCGAATGCGTTGTTCCAAATATCCTTCGTGTTACCGAAGCCCTTGGAGAGCGCGTCGACGGTATCAGTGGCCATGGTAGTGGCCGCCGCGATACCCTGCTCGGTGTTATCGGTGATACCGTTCGCAAGACCCTGCATCAGGAAATCACCGATCTCGTACATCACCCTCGAAGGAGAATGAATACCGAACGCCGATTTGACCTTCGAAACAACGGTGCTACCCATACTCGTAACCGCACTGGCGATGGAGGAGAGCTTTTCGGTGATCGCGTTCTTGAGGCCGTTGACCAGCTGAATACCAGCGTTCTTCATCTGCGCGACCCCCGTAGATACGAGAGTCTTGATGCCGGTACCGATACCCCTTGTGATGGCACTGATGAGTCGAACACCCGCCTGAGCCATCGCCTCGGAGTTGTTCTCGATCGCATCAGCAAGTCCGTTGATGAACTTGATGACGGTCTTGGCCGCCGCGTCGGTGATGCGGGGCATCTCGTCGCCGAGACTGGTGATGAACGCCACGATACAGTCCGTAGCCTTCGTCCCGATCTCGGGGATCTTCTGACTCAGACCATCCAAGAATGATATGAGTACGTCCGACCCCCTCTGGACCAACTGCGGCATGTTATCAATGAGAGCCTGCGACAAAGTCAGGATCAAGAATATGGCGCAGTCGATCAGAGCCTGGGCGTTGTCGTATATGACCTGGATGATCGCCAGGAGGATCGTGGTCATGAGCTGAACGAACGTCGGGATAGACTCAATCATAGCCTGAGCGCCAGACGTCAGGATAAGCTTGAGGTACTCGACGATGGTGCCCGAATTGTCGATGAGGACCTGCATGAAGTTGATGAAGCCCTCGCCGAGCGCCGTACCCATCGCAGGCATTCTCTCAATGAAGCCGTCGACGGCCGCGAGGAATGTCTGGACACCATCGGCGCCCGAGGTCGACAGGTTCGCGATGGCATCAACCAACTTGGCGATACCCTCGGTCGCTAGGCCAACACCCATCCCGATCATCAGGATAGCGCCGCCCAGTGCAAGGAGACCGACCGCGGCAAACTCAGCAACATATCCGACAGCCACAAGAGCGGCCAACCCCAGGGCCATGATAGCAATACCCTTGCCTGCGGTGGCCCAGTCCATCTCCCCCAGCATCTTCATGACAGGCGCCAGGAGAGCGAGTGCTGCTACAGTCACAAAGAGGCCCGCGGCACCGGCGAGACTTCCCCCACCGATGGAGCTGATCCCAACGAGAACGGCCAGGGCCGCTGACATCATGACCAGACCCTTGAGGTAGTCGCCCCATGGCATGGATGCGAAACTCTCAATATCGCTGGCGATGAGTTTAAGCGTCGCAGCCAGGACAAGGATCGTTAGAGCCCCGACAAGAGACTTGCCGCCGGAGAGCTTGTCGCTTCCGAGCCTTTCAACAGTGAACGTCAAGGACGCCAGGCAAATATCCATAGCGATGATGCCCTTGATCGTGTCGCCCCAAGACAACTCACCGATCTCGGTTAGGACTTTCGCAATTTGTCGCATGGTAAATGCCAGCGCAAGGAATGCGAATGCCGAGGCCTTCTTGATCTTGACCGTACCCATCTGGGACATCATGGTCATCATCTTCATGATAAGACCAAGTGCCAGAACACCCTGTGTCAGGTCCGACAGACTCATCTCACCAAGCGGCTTGACCGCATAGGCAAGGAGCATAACACCGATGCCCAGCGGAATCGCTGTGAGAGCGAACGCCAGGATATCCTTGTTCTTCTTGGTAGTCGTATCGGCCACCATCATCAGCATCTTTATGACTGCGAAGAGCCCAAGGGTTCCCTTGAGGATATCATCCCAGTCCATAGTTCCGATGTTGTTCAGTGCCTTGCCCAGTAGGAGTGCGACTCCGGCCAATACGACCAGCGCCAGCATTCGCTTAGCGAGCCCCTTCGTGTCCTTGCCTTCCCCGGCGCTGGACAGCTCGTCCTCCGCCTTCTTGAGCATGTTGAACATGAAATATAGAGCTGCACCAGCGGCCACAATCTTGCCTGCCGGGATCTGGGCGACGACCCAGAGCGCAGCGGCCAGAACGAGAACGGCTCCGGCGAGAATAAGGACAGTGGTGGCCTTGACCTTGGCGGTCGTAGCCTCCATTGATTCCTTGAATCCGTCGATGACGTCCTTGACACTGCCGAGAATTCCAGCGAAGTTGGATCCGGCCTTGCCCCACTCCTTGAAGGTGTTGATAACATTCCGGGCAATTGCGAGGAATGTGACCAGAGCGCCCGTCTTGAGGATGGCGTCGAATATACCCCCATAGTCGCCGTTGTCGGCCATGTTCTTGAGCTCAGCAAATGCGCCCTTGAACGGCTCGATTAGAGCCTTGGCGGCAATGACGGCGTAGTGGCCAACGGTGGACAGAACCTTGCCGATGCCATGGATAAGCTTGACGAAGTTATGCCAGCCGGATGTAGCCTTGTCCTTGAGCTCAAGGTTGGCGATGAAGTCCTTGGTGGTACTCCAGCCGTACTTGACAGACTCGGCGTACTCGCCCATGAGCGTCTTGAGGTCGCTGAACGCCTTATGGAACGGTTTGGTGTCGAAGTCGAAGTTCAGAGTAGCCAGATTCTTGAGGACGCCCCAGACACCAGCTCCGAACGACGAAAGAATACCGCCGAGGGACGACAACCAAGCAATATCGGGCCCGTTCTGCATGGCCTCAGCCCACTCGCTGAACTTGGTGGACACCTCGTCGTAAAGTGCGGCCAGCCGCTCCATCTTGGGAGTCAACCAGTCGCTAACGACGATGGCCTGCTTGTTGATGCACTCAGTCAGCCAGTTGATGAAGCTAGTGAGCTTGTCAATAGCCGGAATAAGATGGTCAGCCAGGTGCTGCCCCCAGAAATAAGACTTCTTGTAGGCAGACTCGAACAGTTCGACGATCTTGTTCTTGAGCTTGGTGAACTTAGACTCGTTCGCTTCGGCAGTCTCGCCGGCCTCCTCGGTGGAATCGCTGGTGATACCGAGCGCCTGACCGACCTCCTGGGCGCTCTCCTTGAGCTCCCGGAACGGCCCGACGATGGCTTCCTTGATTCCGGAGCCCGCAGACTTCAGAGCCTCCCACAGGTTGGCCCAGGCTTCGCCAAGACGCTTGAGGCTAGGCGTGATCTCGTCATGGAAACCCTCGGAGAAGTTAGCCCAGATACGCTTCAGCCCGTTGCCGGTCCAGATGATGGCCTTGATGACGTTCTCGGCGACATTCAGGTTGTCATACCATTCCTGAACTGCTTTGACGTGCTCTAAGAGACTCCCCGACCAACTCTGGGTGTGGCCAGTTAGGTTGGAAATAAGGGTTCCTAGCCCCTTGAGTGCTCCGTTGGCAATCCAACCGATCACCTTGGCGAAGTCGGTGAGGACCAGTACACCTATTTTGACGATCCGGAAGAAAGCCTCGAAGTAGTTACCGATCGACTCGATGGTGGACTCGCTGGGCACCAGCTTAGCCATGAAGTTCGCGAACGCCTCGGACATCGCGTACAGACCCTCGGCGGACGGACCGCTGAAGACCTGCGAGAACGCCTGGCCTATGCGCTGTAACGGATCCCACATGGCGTGGAACAGAGAAGCGAGGCCCTCGAGGATCCTCTCCCTACCGCCGAGGTCCGCCCAGCCCTGGAGAAGGGCGTTCCTGGCGTTACCCATCTGCGTGATGACACCACTCGGACCGGTGAGGAACGCACCGACCTTAGTCCACAGTTCCTTGGCCTGCTCGAAGTCGCCGAAGATGATTCGGAACGACTGGGACCAGGACGAACCGAGCTCCTCACCGATAACGCCCATCAACTGCGAGAACGTCTTGATGTCCTGAGCCGCAGACATACCGGTCTTGGCGAGTTCCTGGATCTGAGCGACCTGCTCCTCGGTGTAGCCCATGGAGAGCAGCTGCTCGTCGGTGTACTCGCCGGCCATCTGCTTCAGGGTCTCCATCATGATCTCCTGGGTCAGCCACCCCTCCTGGAGGGAGAGCCTGAATGACCCGTTCTTGGCGATCATTTCGTCGACGCTCTTGCCATGGACCTTGGCCGTCTGGATCAGCTGGTCCTGGAACGTCTTGGTTGCGATACCTGAGGTCTCCAGGGACATCCAGTCCTGCAGCTTCACCGTTCCTGCGGCCATGGCCTGCGAAAGCTGGTACATAGCCCTCGAGGTATCCTGGGAGTTGGCCCCCGCAATAGCTGCCCAGTTCGCCAGACCCTTAATCGACGCGACCGAGTCGTCCAGTCCAATACCGGCAGCGGTGAACTTACCGATGTTGGACGTCATCTCGCCGAAATTATAGATGGTCTGGTCCGCGTATGTGTTCAGCCTGTCCAGGGCTGCGTTCACGGTCTCGATCGTCTCGCCCTTCTGGGCGGTGTTGGCGAGAATGGTCTGAACAGAGTTGAGCTGAAGCTCGTACTCCTTCATACCGTCGATAAGGGGCTGAACCGTGAAGCTCGAGAGCATCGAGGAGCCGACTTCTGCGATCTTTCCACCGATGCTGGCGAGCGCGCCGAAGGCAATCGACTGGAGAGCCGAGAACTTGCTCGTAGTCTCGGCAATACCCGCCTGGGCCTCCGAGAAATTAAGGTTCTTGGCGGCCGCTGAGACCTGGTTGATCCCCTCGACACCGCCTCGGAATGCCAATCCCTCCTCGAGCTTCTTGACTCCGTTGAGAGAGTCCTGAACCCCGTTCATGAATTGGCCGTTGTTGAACTTAAGAGCGACTACCCGCTCCTCGATTGACGCCACTAGCCTCTCACCGCGCTTTCAAGCTGCTTGACGATGCTGTCGAATATAGGCCTGAGCGCCGGATTTATATAATCCACGCCCTGGACATAGCCACCGGTCCTGGTGCCATGCCCGTATTGCAATATGACTGCGATCGGGACACCCTGCTCCACGTGGGAGTTGTTCCAGACCAGCGAGACTCGGTTTCTGCTCCGCTTGATCTCGTAGGACCAGCTAGATGCAGTGTAACCGGACCTGACCGGAGTAGCGGCAGCTAGTGCAGCCACCCCGGCCTGTCCGCAGTCGTCGAGGAAATCGAAGAAGCGGCCCTCTTTGAGTCTCTCGAGCCACTTCCCTGTGTCCATCCTCGAATCCATCTCCAGCGTGAACGCCGGACTCATGCGGCCCTCTCACAGGCGGCCGCAATACCTGACACGATGGCGCCCATCGCTCCTCGAGACCATCCTGTCTTGAGTTGCTCGGCGTCAGCGGGAATATGCGCAACTGTCGGGAGACCTGAAGCCTTCAGGGAATCCCATGTTGTCTGTGGCGCATTGAACTCCATGGACAGAATATCGCAGACCTTCCCCGCGAGGAAGTTCGGATACCATTCCTTGGTTGTGTCCGAGGCGTACGCATACCCCCAGGTCTTGAATCCGCGTGCACGCATTCCGTCGAACGCCCACTTGGAGTCTCCGTAGGACTTGAGTATGACCTTCTGCTCCATGCCCTTGAACATGTCGCAAACGGTCTGCCACTCACCTAGTTTATGCTTCGGATCGAAGACGATGACGTGACTCTTGGAGTACGTGTCCATCAACCAATCGATCGTCGCTGGCATATACTGGGTCTTCGACGCCGCGGCCTTGATCTCAGCCCAGGTGTACTCGTCCGCGTTCTTGGTCAGCGCCGGGACAAGACGACTCAGGCTCTTGTCGTGACAGCCGAACCAGACGCCATCCTTGCTCCGAGCGGCCGAGAATTCCAGCGCGTGAGCGTGGTAGTCGACCGCCTGGGTGTACCCGATCTCAGTGTGCTCGGGCCAGGACTGAGATCCGCCTCGATGCCCGACGATGAAGTGCGGAATCGTGAGGAGCTCCGAGATCGTCTTGGCGCCTTCAGGAATTGCTCGCATCGTGACGGTTGGGGTCTCCCGAGCACCGTCCCACACATTGACACCGATCTTGGATCCGTCAGCGAGAGTCGGATCGAGCGAGTCGTTCTGCTCCTTAAGCCGGACGTCGACGCCGAAGAGGGCACACACGCCGGTTTCGCTTGGCGGAACGTACGGCGACTGAGCGTATCCGACGACGATCGACGACCAGGACATCTTTGTGTCCTTGCCCCAGGCACCGTTGGTTACCGACTCGACGTTTTCTGGGAAAGTCGCTACGGGATTGGTAGCCACATCGTGCTGCACGAACCCTGTGAGCTGAGGAAATGGTCCGTTCTTCCAGTTGTCTGCACTCTCTGCCGGTGTGCCGGGTACCAGACTCTTGACCTTGGTCCCGTCAAACACCATGAGGGCCGCAACGTGTCGTCCGTTGTGAGCCGGGTCCGGTGACTTCCACACCACGTTCTGGGTGTCGGCAGGATCAGCAACCATTTTGACGGCCACGGTGCAAGAGCGAAGTTTGGCGCTTGTGGCGTACTTACCAGTCCACCCGGCCGGGGTGCAATCCTGCATAGTGCCGAACTGGCCACCCACTACGAGCAGCGCCCAGTCCCCAACAGCTGACGGAACGCTGAGCTTCTCGTCCTGGTTCTTGGAAACAGCGATACTCTTCAGGTGGGAAGCCATGATCAGACCTTTCGTACGATGACCGTGTTCGGAGGAGTACCTGCCGGCACCTGCTCCTCACGGCCGAGGATCATGACATTCCCGTTACCTCCACCTCCGCCACCAGCAGGACGGTTAATCTTGATGGTGACATCGACGACGTTGTCCTCGCTCAGAGTTACCGTCTTGGTGGCGGGCCATCCCTGGTCATCCAGGAAGAGACGAGCGTTGGTGCTGCGGAAGAACCACACCATGCCATCGATCTTGCCGTTCTCTCCGGCAGTATCAACGTAGGTGGGGCCGTCATCGGGGTCGACTGTCAGCGTGGCGAACGGAGGAATGTCTCCCTTGACGTGGCAGTAAGGCACGGCGGCCTCACTTCTTCTCGTCGAGCTTCGTATTGATCTCGTTGAGGGACTTCTGGATCGCGTCCTGCTTGTAGGAGATATCCTTCAGCCAACCAACGATAGGACCGTCGAAACGACGACCGGCGATGCCGGCACCAGTCTGGTCGGAAACCTCGACGAGGCGGTCCTTGATCTCGGAAAGCAGATCGGTAGCGTATGACACTTCGAGTTCCTCTCCGCCGTCGCTCGAACCTTGAGACGGACGGCCTTTGTTGTACCAGTAGCGGCATGCATCGGAGAACGGCACGCCGTACGCTTCGTAGGACCCATACATGGTCCCGGAATTGTAGCGAGACCCCACTCGGCGGAGGTCCTCGTAGGAATCACCCTCGGCATCGATAAGACCCTTGAGGATGGAGCAGCCGACCTCGGCCGACTTCTGCGGATCCCACCAGGCTCGGTCGGGATCGTTGATGAAATACCCGTTGTAGGTGATCTGAAGCGGGCCGACTCCGTTCGAGGTACCCCACTCGGATACGATGGGCCAGAAGTAGTTCTTGAAGTTGTGCTCCGTGACCTCGCCCCAGCCCGAGCAGGCGCCTCCGGCGTCGTGGCCGTAGATGTTGGCACCCTCCTCGCCGGTCTCCACCTTGAGGCAGCCGAGAGCAGCCCACCAAGGACACCCGACAGCATCAGCGGCGCGAAGGACGGCCTGCTGAATGGAGGTTCCGGAGGATGACTCGGCGTGTGAGGGAGCCGAGCCGCCGTGGTTGTCCCGCCGACGAAGACAGTGGGTCCAAGATGCGGACTGGGTGTACGGATGATCATTGTAGTATATGGACCGGACCTCGCTGCCGGTCTGATCCCCCATGTACCCGTCGATACTTCCGTCCTCAGCGATCCATGCCTCGGACAGAATCGTGGGGTTGAGACCAGTCACCATTGCGACATGACCTCGACCTCCCGAAGCGGCCTCGGACAATACGATGTCACCGATCTCGAAGCCGCCATCGGGCTCGTTGCCCGTCCAGGAATCCGAGATGTCGGCGAAGTTGCGTTGAGCGCACTCCTCCCGAAGCGACCCCCGCCCCGGGGGCCGGGGGGGGGGGGGGGGGGGGGGGGGGGCGGCCCCCCCCCCCCCCGCTCGGGAACTGCGCCGCCGGGGAAGCCTCCGAGGAACCGGGGGAGTGGCTCGCCCGCCCCGACGTCGTGGCCGCCGTCGCCTCCCACGGCGTCGACGCCGTCGCCGAGCTGTGGGCCGACTCGCCCGCCACGACCCTGCCCGGGGTGCTGTGGCGCCTCTTCCTGGTGCGCGAGTGGATCCGGCGCGATCCGGCGCTGGTCGCCAGACGTTACGCCACCGTCGTCGACCTGACCGGACGGGACGACAAGGTCCTAGCCCGGTTCGAGGCGGCCCTGGCCGAGGCGGACCCGGCCCCCTCCCCGCTCGATGTGCGCGCCCTCCTGGACCGGGTCCTCACCGGGCGGGCCGACGGTGGACTGCCCGCACTGGTGCCCGTGCTGGCCACCGTCGCCGCCTTTCTGCGCGCGCTCGCGGCCGGGAGCGACCCGGCGTGGATCGTCGACGATGCCGACGAGCTCGCCGACCGCGTCACCCGTCGGGACTCCGCCCTCCTGGCCACCGCCGATGAAGTGACCGAGGCCGCGCGCCGAGCCGCCTCCGGCCGTCTGGACTGATCGGGGCCCGGGCCGTGGCCGTGCCGCCCGATCGTGGGGCACGATCCGATCGTGCGGAAGATTCGCTCGCCGACGTACTCCTCACACCGGCCCAGACGTGGGACCATGCCCTCATGACGACGCCCGACCCCGCCGAGACACCCACGCCATCCCAGGAGAGCCCCGTACCGCCCGCCGCCTTCCCCGACGACCGGGCCCGGGACGGGACCGCATCCGTCGACGGGCCCCAGCTGGCTGCGGACGTCGCGGAGGCGTCGGCCCGCGAGGATCTCGCGGAGGCTGAGGACATCGACATCCCCGCGGACCCCGATGACGACCCCGAGATGGTCGATCATGTCATCGAGGCGGCGGATCCGCGCGACTTCGCCGACGACGCCGGTCCCCAGTACGAGGACGAGGACTTCGATGAGAACATCGACGACCCCGGGTGGACCGGCCGGGGCCCGCTCGGCGCGGAGAGCACCGACGCCCTCATCGATGCGGCGATCGCCAGGCCCGCGCCGCCCCCGGCGAGCGCCCCCCCCCCCCCCCCCCCCGCCCGGC